TGTGCATACTCTAAACTCTCTTCAACACCATCATCACCTTTCATCATTTCTACAAATTCTTCCATAGACATTTCTTCATCACCTTTGTCATTATCAACTTCTGCATCTATTTCAATAGCTGTAATTCCTGCTGAAGGAGGAGCTTTCTTTTTAACACCTCCACCTCTTTTATAACCATATGTATCTAACATACTATTAATTTCATCGTCTGTATAACCTGCGTTACTAAATACACCAAAGATTGCATTTCTCCTTGCAGCTTTATTTTTAATACCTCTAGATAATAAATCCGCTTCGTATTTTTCTAATGCTTCTTGATCAAGTTCTATTTGTTTAATAGCAGCGTCGGTTCCTGCTTGAGCTCCCATTGTTAGATAAGGACTATCTTTTGCTTTTTGTGCAACACCTCTAGCACCTTTTCTTAATGTACCCATTATTCCTTTTGGATCAGGTCCTGTAGGACCTGCAAATTGATCTAAAGCAGTTGGAGCTGCAGCTAACGCTGCCGTAACACCAATGTCTTTTAGATCTGCTTCATCATCTGTAGCAAATCTCGTACCACCTGCAATAATAGCTTTTTGTAAAGCTGGATTTAAAGCACCTAAACCAAGATTAGCTCCTGGTATCATAGCTGCTAAATAAGGTACAAAAGGTCTAATCTCTTTAGGTATTAACTTTTTTACACGTTTCCTAGCGCTTTTAAATAATTTTTTAAATGGCATAAATTTTCCTTAAATTAAATGATAGCAAGTACGCAACGCTTGTAAATAGGCGAGTATCTTGCAATTTACTAGGTTTTTCCATATTCGTCAATCGCTGATATTAAAGCCAGCTCCTATTTTTATCTCTTCCACAGTTACATTTACATCCCTTCTTATATGCTCTGCTTTGGTGCTTGTATTAGCATCTTGAACGTCTGCTAAAGCCTCGGCATCTGACATATATTCTTGACCTGTTTCTGTGTTAGTTAATGTTACTTCTGTTTTAGGTGTAATTACTGGTACTCTTTGACCATTAATTGTTTCATACCTAACTGAAGCTTCTGTTTCTATAAATGGCATTATTTATCCTCTCTGTTGATTTCTAATATAGATGCAATAACATCTACTTGACCACTAGTTGCATTTACCTTTAATACTTCACTTTCTTCCATAATCAAGGGTTCATTTAAAACTTGTTCATTTGTTTTAGCAGTTAATGAAACATCTTTATCTATTACAAATGCTGTACCAGAAGCATTAACTAATGTTACTTCTGCAACTGCTGTTGAGTTATTATCTTCTGCTATTAAAATAGATTTAACAATAGCTCTAGAATTAGAAGGCGCTGTATATAATACAGTGTCTCCTGAAGACGTTAAACTTATTTTTGCATTTTGATATATATTTGCCATATTATCCTAGTCCGAACCAAGTAAACCTTTCTGAATCTTCTTTTAATTGTGTGAGATATGTAGAGTTTAACTGTTCTATAATATTAGTCAATGCTCTGTTAATTTGTCTTTGGTTATCTTCACTATATTCTTTTTTAGGTTCTGGTAATCTTACTACTACTTTTGTCATTATCTTCTCCCGTCTGGTTGTAAGTCAGCTTGAAATGTACCAAATCTCCATGATTGTGATGCACCTGTATTTTCTATTTTTAATGCTGCATATCTACCTCTTGCTCTTGTGTCTACTTTTGTTGTAGTTGAGTTTATTGTAAATGGACTTAATGAAGTTACAGTATTAGCATCAGCTGGGTAATCAGCAATTGATATTGTTACTGTAGCATCGCCTTGTAAAATTTTAAAGTTAGGTAAAAATCTTCTCATAGCTAAAAAATATTCAGCTGAACCTTGATCTGTTTGTAAAGAAAAATCATATGATTGTACAAAAGAAGTTAAAGTTGTAACACTACCATCTGGATTTACTTGATCGGTCCCCGATTCGTGTTCAAACAATACACTACTACCTAATCCTGTTTCTCCTATGATTGCAGGAAAACTACCTGTGCCTGAACTATTATAAGCTGTTGCGTATGGTTTTGGATAAACTAAAGAATCAATCCAAGTTGTTCTTATAGAATTTGTATTTGTACCTGTATACCAATTACCCATAGGTAAAGGATTATTAGTTACACCATAATTATAAACTACATATCTATTATTAAAATCAGATCCTTGTGTTGGATACCACCAAGTAACTTCTGTAAATAGATTATTAATACCTGCACAAATTTGTTGACCTTTTGTAGTGTCTGCATCATCATAAACAAAGTCTTCAACAGAACATGGTAAAGTATTTACTGTACCATCGAACGAGAAAAAACCATTTACACCCATCCAATATGCAACACCATCAATTTCTATTGCTGCATTTTTACCAATTAATCCACAGTTTGTACCAACCTGTTCAAAACCAAATGTAAATGGAGCACCAACAAATTTCATTGTGTACAATGCATTGTCAGTCCAAATCAAAATATTTTCTTTTGCAACTAAAGCTCCCATAATTTTTGTACCATCTTGAAGTCTTTGTGAACCTGCTGTGTTAGTTGCTAAAATAGAATAATCATTTATATCTTCTTGTTCAGAAAATCTTATAAACATATCATCTTGTGTTGTTGCTGAACCAATAGTTGTTTCAGTTCCAAAATGAATTAAGTGTCTTGTTGTAGGTGAAATAAGTGTAACCCTTGTAGCTGTTGGATTATTTGTTGTTGGAAAATCTGTTGTAGTAGTTGATGCTCTTGTTGATAACCTTGCAGCAATACCAGCGTTCCATGTAAATGTTTTTCCGTTTGCAATTGTTGCAACAAGAACTTGACCAAAATTACTTAAAGACCAAAGTCCTGGTTCTAGAACCGTTGTGTTTGCATCAACTGCACTACCAAATCCACTAAATTCTGTAGCATTTGTAACTGTGTCACTTGTTGAATGCGCTTGACCATTTGATGTTCCAAAAGTTGCTGTTCCTAAAGCACCTCTAGTAATACCTAAAAATTGTGTAGAATTTGTTGATGTGTATGTAATTAATTCATTAGCTATTGCAATTGTGCCGGCAGCAGGAAATCCTGTTGTGCTAGCAACTGTAACCGCGGTCCCCGATCCACCGGTACCGGCTGTGTCTGCATTAAGTCCACCGTTTAAAGTTGTTGTTTGTGCTCCTGCTACAGTTCCACCATATTGACTAATACCAAAACCATAACCATAAGTTTGAGCTGCAGGACCAACTCTTTCATATGGTTTTAAATCTACACTACCACCTGATGCAGCAGAACCAGAACTAGTAAAAGTTACCGTAAAAGTATTTGCTGTAGGAGTTGTTATAACTTGAAATAATTTATCTTCAAAATCTGATGCGTTTAATCCTGTGCCACTTGGTAAAGTTACAGAATCAAATATAACCATATCTCCTTCTTCTAAACCATGCGCAGTAGATGTTGTAATTGTAACTGTTGTAGAACCATTAAAAGTTAATGTAGCTGATGAAATTGTAGTTGATAAAGGAGTAATATCAAATAACTGACCTTCAAAAAATAAAAGTAAAAATTTGTCTGTACCAATTGCAATATATCTATTGCCTTCAGTATCTACAAAAGCATGTTGTTTTCTAGCAACACCAACCATAGAATCAGATAACAATGATTGCCAACCACCAACTTTTTCTGGTAGTCCATATCTCCATCTAACATTATCAGAATCTGTCCAACGTCCAATAGCGCCGACACTTGTGTCTTGTTTATCAACTCCTGGTGCGAATTTGATTTGAGTAAGAGCCATCTATTTAGCTCCTATGATGTGCTATTAGTTTTTATCTGCCAACCTTTTGTAGCGTTTGTATAAATTAAAGTTACACATTGGTTATTAGCAGTTAAATCTAAATCAGAAGTTCCGCCTTGAATTGGTTGACTGTTTCTAGCTACAATACATTTGTTAGTTCCAAAACCATTAGATGCAGATACATCCATAATTGTTACTTCATCACCTGTTGCGGGTGAGGCTGGTAGTGTAATTGTTACAATATTAGCAACTGTGTCTACACCAATTTGATCTCCTGCTACTGCTGTGTATGAAGTTTTGCTAGCTGCAGTTACTGTTGTAAATCCTTTTTGTAACATGCCTAATGATGTTGCTGGTACACTACCTCTAGAATAAACTAAAGCTGTTGCACCTTCTGGTAGAGGAACTCCTCCAGTT